TGTTTTTAGAAGTGCCTATTACATTACCTTGATCGTCTAATTTTTCATAGTAATCAAAAGCAAACTTATAAGGACAGTGCCACATTAACGTTCCATCCTTTTTTAATTGTCCCGGCTCTTTAGCAAATCCGCATAGCAATGGGCCGCTAAAACCTTTTTTGGGCATGTTTTTATCTGCTGCGAAATCTGAACTTGCATCGTCTTCAGAAAAATTATCAATCACATTGTTTATATGCTCTAGATAATATTCAAATCCTTCCAAAGTTTCTTCATCAAATTCAACTTCTTGAATTGGCTGATTTGGAAATCTAAGAAAAATGAACTTAACCAAAGCATCTAGCTCTGGCTTCATTTTTTTAGCTACAAGAGAGTACATCATAGCTTGAATATTTGAATCAAGCTCTTCTCCTTTGAATTTTTGTTTGCTGCTTTTGTAGTCGTGAATCTCAAGCTTGTTCTTATACTCAATAAACTTGTCAATGAAACCACGAATATTGTAACGTGGGGATTTATTTTCAATATTGAATTCAAGCTCTGGATCTATTTGTTTTGCGCCTCTTTTGCCGAAATACTCGTTATTCAAACCAACAAGTATCATTTCGTCGCACATCACATAATCTTCTTCTGTCAGTCCCTCTTTATCAATGTGCTTTCTGACAAGTCTTTCTATACTAGGAATAGATTCAATAGTATTTTTTTTCTTTAATTTTGTAACATACTTTTTCCTTCTTGGATTTAAAAGCACTTCAAGCACAAGATGGACAATAGTTCCACGTTGCGCTCCAGAGTTGGAATCTTGATGAACCTTTAAATGGTAATTGCACCAATAAAGCCAAGAACAGCCTTCTAGCGTTTTAATTCTAGAGGCTGATAGATATTTTTTATCTGGCATTATAAAAATGATTTTATATCAGAAACCGTCATTTCTCCAAAGTCGTTTTTTGGAGGAAGTTTGATTTCTACTCTTTTTCTATCGAAAAATTTTAAAAGCTTGTTTTGAATTTTAGAAGCAGACTCTGAGCCTGAATTCACATTTTTGTGAGAATCATTGTTGGTGCAAATTAGAATCTTTTTTGGATTGCACTTGATTAGGAGGTTCAGTACCGAAGTAGATAGATTGAGACCAAACAAAACTATTGAAGTTTTGTATCCAGCTTCCCAAAGCTTTAACATGTCTCCTATACTTTCTACTAAATAGCATGATTCTGCATTTTTTAAATATTGGATATTAAAATAAGCAGGATATTTCCATTCATCTTTGGTTCCCCAATGCTTCCATTTAATTTTAGGATTTTCATCAAGAGATCTTCCACTTAATCCAATAAGTTGATTTTTGTAATTGAAAATAGGAAACACGTACCTATTTTTCATTCTTCCACTTTTAATTACACCGCCTTTAAATACTTTTAAAGTTTGTTGCGAAATTCCCCTATTTATCCAATATGTATCATCAGGCTCAATCTCGGAGAGAATAGACTGATCTAGCTTTTTAGGCTGTTTGATTTTTGGTTTATGAACTAAATCTTTGGTTGAAAAGTCTTTTTCTTGCAGGTGCTTTTCGGCATCTTCAATGCTTGACAAATTTAAACTTATTTTAACTAGTTCTTCAAATTTGCCAGTTATACCGGCACTAAAATCAAAGAACCTACCTGTATCTTTTTTTACACAAAGACTAGTATTATTATTACTGTCTCTATAAATCGGGCGCATTCTATATTCTTTACCATTATCGGTAATATTAGAATAACCTAACTCAATTAAAACTTCTTTCAAATCCATTACAGAATGTCTCCATCGTTAAAATTTTCATCATTTACTTCGTGATGCTCTTGTTGAGCTTCGATAATTTCCTGTAGACTACCCCTTTCATCAACAGAAAAATTGTTTACGTCATAATTGAGATAATTACTTACCCACCGCTGAGTTCCATCTTGAAAAGTTCTTCTGATTCGATCATGATGACCAGCAGCTTCTCTGCCTTGCCATCTTGTTTTAATAGGAACGAGCTTGTGTGTGCCGAATTCACCGTCTTCCTCCATTTCGTCTAGAGTTTTACGTCTGAAGATAGCTACAAAGCTAGCAAACCACTGCAAGCGGTCAGACAACGCAATTGCTGAAGAGTCGTCTGAGAATTGATTTGAGTTCCTGTTTTGGTTCTCTCCAGATCTGTTCATTTGCATAGCTGTGAAGATTGGGCAATCCAATTCTTCAGAGAGTTTTTTTAATTTATCAATTTTTTCACCGATAGCCTGATGCTCTGCCCAATTTTGTCCTACATTTTCTCCAGTTAGCTTTACGTAGTCGTAAAAAATGCAACATTTATTTCCACGCTTTACGTTTTTATAGTACCAGCGGCGAACCAATGAACAAAGCTGGTCAATGTTTTTATTTCCAACATGAATGTGGTAAAATCCAGACTCTTTGATAGAAGAAAGTCCGTTTCTTATTTTTTCTACAAATTCTGGATTTCTTCTCCAGTTACCCGTTTCAATATACCAAAGCGGAACACCAGTAACACTAGCCGCCAATCTGAATTGCTGCTCTTCAGTTGACATTTCTGTATCAAGATACAGGCATTTAACTTTATTCTTTCTTGCTACTCCATAACCCATGTAAGAAAGAAATGTACTTTTACCTTGTCCCGGTCTTGCTACTACTGCGTAAATATTCTTTGATCTCAAGCCCCCGAACATCTCATTAAAATATCGGAATGGCGTTTCAATTCCCGTGTCTTCTTGAGGGTTGTCCCCTCTTTCTTCGACCATTTCATAAAGACCTTCAAAGGCATCTACTGGCTCGTCTTCAAAATCATAAGAGCGTATTTTTGAATTATAAACTGCGTCAGTATGAGAAATAATTTTATCAACGTCTTTTTCGTCAGTCTTTTTTACATATTGCCCTACTTCTTTTGCTACTCCGTAAATTTCTCTTCTGATTCTAAATTTAACCAACTCTTTAGAAGCTTCTATGGCTCCTTTTCTGTTGATTTGAGTGAAGGATATCGACTCTATGTAATCGAAGATGTTGATATCTTCATTAACGTGAATTCCGAGATTCTTGATAGCTTGAGCTACGATAACCTTATCAATATGCTTGTCAGAAAGAATAAGGTCGCGCAGAACAGAAAAAATGATAGAATTTACTTCATTATAAAAATCGTTTTGAGTTACAAATCTTTCAATTTCTGGAAAGATGTCTGGGTGCTTTAAAATGCCACCCAAAACATGTCTTTCTATTTCTAAAGAATAAATCATATTAATAAAGGCTTATACCGAAGCTTTCTTCAAAGAGTTTGCGCGAGAGGTTTTTGGTTTCGTCTTCCGTAATTTCAACCACTATGAAATCATTTAGCTCCAACCACTCAAGCTTTTTAACATCTCTTTTGAGGGAGGCCAAGTATTTTAATCGGGAATTTTTGTGAAAATGTTTATTAAAACTGTAATGTTGATTACCTTGAACCTCAATGGCGATCTTTTTGGTCATATTAACAATATCGACCTTCATTCTAGTGCCATAAACTGGAAATTCCTCATAAACAATATCATTCTGCCAATACTGCTTGAGGAATTCCTTGGTCCTAAATTGGGCTTTACTTCTTGATTTTTCTTCCCAATCTATTCTGTATTTTTCAACATTTTTATTTACATAGCGACCATATATATTTTTTAATCTCACGGCAAAAGAATTTCTTTAAAGTGTTCTGTCAGAATACTTGTTACATTTTTATTTTCTTGCAGATAAGAAAGAACTGCCGCTTCTCCTTGAAGTGTTTCTGGGAACTCTAGCTTATGCTCCTGCATCAACTCTGTCAAAGGCTGAGTAGGAGAAAACCAAGCTCCAGCCTTTTTTATCATGTCCCAAGCTAAAAGCAAGTCAAAGACTTCGTATTCAATCCAGACGCTTTCACCATTGGTTCTGCCATGACAGATTGGGTACCTAATAACTTCTCCAGCAGTTTCGTTTTCTGTTTTTTGGAAGGCAATCTTCGCCCAATGCCCAACAATTTTATCTTCTCCCTTTATTTTTCTTGTGATTTTATCATCCTTGTAAGTCGGCTGAAACTCAAAAATCCAGTTAGCAAAGTGAGTAGCCGCATTGCCTCCTGAAGCATTAGTTAGTCTATGGTCCAGCTTTTGCCTTGGATCAGCTTTGATAGTTGCTCTCACCTGAGAGATCATCCAGCAAATGTGTCCACCTTCCGTGATCGCCAAGTTCATCTTTTTCAAGAAGGTTGAAGTAATTGTTGCTCCTCCACCAACTTGCTGAGATTCATCATAAGACTTATCCATTTCTCTTTTACGAATAAGTCCGTCCATAGAATCAATAACAAAAAAATACTTTTTATTTTCTGGATTGTTCTTGATGAGCATACTGATCAAGTGCATAACAGGTTCAAAGATGTTTGACTTGTATACAAACCACTTTTCTGGACTTGTGTCAACTCCTGACCTAGCAATCATGTCATCAGATAGGCGACCTTCAGCTTTGATGTAGATAATCATAGAATTTTCTACAGTTTGCTGAAAATTTCTAGCAACAGCAAGACCACAGCTAGTTTTACCACCACCGCTTACCCCTGTTGCTCTAACCAAGCCGGGACCAATTCCTCCACCTGTTGCTACGTCAAAAATCAAACTTCCGCTTTTAACCTTGTAGTTAAAATTTTCGGAATAGTTATAATGATCACCCTTAGTTTCTTTAAGGTAAGCTTGGAGTTGATCCATCGTAGTAAGCCCACCTTCCTGAGTTTCTTTCTTCTTTCTACCCATTTTTTAAAAAGTCCTTTAAAGTTTTGATTTTCTTTTTGCTCTTCTCTGTGTCTTCGCCTATTTTGTCTTGTTGTAGAGTATACTCCTTCTTTGGCTTTTTGTCAAGAAAAAACTTTTTTTTCTCCTCCGTGAGCTTCTTCTTCATTGGGGCAGAAAGAAAAAACTTAAGAGAGTATATCTGAACATCTAGATCGTTTTTGACTTTAAGCCAAAAAGATAGATCGTCGCAAAAACTAATAAGCTTTTGCGCTACAGGGATTTGAACGGGCCAAATAATATTTTGACCCTCTAACATTGATTCAACTAAAAGTTGACATTTAGTTGTGTCTGGCTTCATCTAGGTCATATTTTACCATAGACTCTACCAGTTTGTCAAATGAAATTTTCGGCTCCCAGCCAAGCTCTTTGCGAATTGGAGTAGAATCTCCTAAAAGGAGATCGACTTCTGCTGGCCTGTAAAACTCTGGATTTATTTTTACCAAGACCTGATCTCCATCTACAAAAACCTCATCAAGACCTTCTCCACGCCAAGACCCTTTAATTCCTGCGACAGCAAAAGCTTTTTCAATAAACTCTCTGATGCTATGAGCTTCTCCACTGGAAAGAATGTAATCTTTTGGAGAATCTTGATTAAGCATCAACCAAACTCCTTCTACAAAATCTCTGGAATCTGACCAGTCTCTTTTGGCATCAAGGTTTCCAAGTTCAATAGGATCTGGAGCTTCTTCTTCAAAAATCATAGAGTCAAGGGCGTCTTTGATTCTAGCTACACCTTTTGAAATTTTTCTTGTTACAAATTCTTCTCCACGCTTTGTTCCTTCGTGATTAAAAAGAATACCATGAACAGCGTACATGTTATAAGATTCCCTGTATACCTTTACAAGATGTCTTGCTGCCGCTTTTGAGGCTCCGTATGGGCTACGAGGCTTGATTGGATGATTAATATCTTGAGGACTATAATCAACATTGCCCCATTCTTCGCTTGATCCTGCGCTATAAAATCGACAGTCTGGCTTGAATTTACGAATAGCTTCAAGGCAACGCAAAACACCAAGAGCATTTACATTCATAACTTGCTCTGGCATCTTCCAGCTTATGCCAACAAAACTATTTGCGGCAAAATTAATAAAATAATCTGGCTCAATTTCTTTTACTGCTGTATCAATACTTGCGCTATCACCGAGATCAAGAAACTGTAAATTGAATCTTGGATGATTTTTAATTTTTTCAATGTTTTTAAGGTTTGGATTGGCAGATCTACGCATCATTCCGTAAATCTCATAATCGTATTCTTCGCAACCAAATTCATCGTACAAAGACAGAAGATACTCTGCCATGTTTGCTCCATCTTGACCTAAAATTCCTGTGATAATTACTTTTTTCATTTTATAAAATTTAACAAATTTTGAACTGCTCCAGATTCCATGTCTGCTCTAGATACGTCTGTAAAACTTGATATATGTGGAGTGCAGAAAGTGTTATCTAAGTCTAGAAGATTCCCTTTCGTATATGGCTCTTGACCGAAAACGTCAAGCATAGCTGATGCGTCTGGAGCCTTTTTGAGAAAATCGTATAAATCAGATTCGTTGAAAATTTCACCTCTAGCTGTATTGACAATACATACGTCAGCTTTCATTAAATTAAAATCATAGTACGTAAGCTCCTTTTGTAGTTTAGGAGTATGAAAAGATATCACATCGCTTTCTTCAAAAAGGAGTCTCAGCGTAGCTTGGTTTTGTTCCGGTACATTTTGATAAGGATCGTGAATTAGAATTTTGTTTACGCATAAAGACTCAAGCTTACTTTTTAGACTTTTGCCAGTTCTTCCAAATCCAACTATTCCTACTGTACAGTTTTTTAACTCTTTTCCTTTATACTTTTCCCAAAAAGGCGAGACTTT